TCTATCATTTTATACTTCTTTAGGATTTCTCCATTTATATAATTAGCTGTTGTATTTTTACCAGCTTGTTTTCTTCCAGATATACCGATAATTTTAGTCATGTTAATATGCACCTTTTAGATTATTTAAGATCTTTGTTTGTATTTGTTCTACTGACATATCTCCAATATCTTTACCATATATCTTTGGAAAAGATAATTTATACATCCTATTGAATTGTCTTTTTATTTGTATCTTAGATTCTCTTCCAGCTTGATCATTATCTGTTAATATTATTAAATGTGTAATTGGTAATTTATATAATATATCTTCTTGTTCTTTTGCTATTGTTTTACCAAAAATACTAATAGCGTTCATAACTCCAGCTTCATATAGTCTCCAAACATCACCCTGTCCTTCTGTAATAAATAGGCACGATGTTTCTGAGGCTCTTTGTATTGCTCTATGATAATTGTAGAGATAATATCTTTTGTCAAAACCCTTTGGATACAATAAAAACTTTGGTAACTTATATTCTTTTACCGATCTTCCTATAAGTCCCACAATATTTTGTCCATCCTTATCGTGTATGGGTACTATAACTCTATCTTTCATGGATGTGATTTTAGTATCTGTACCAACATCAAAGTGTTTTAGTGTATCTATCTTAAATCCTCTTTGTGTGAAATATTCGTGTGTAAAATTTGGATTATATTCTATATTAAGATTTTGTTGTTTGTATGTTTCACTATTACAAAAAATAGATAAAATTTGATCTGTTATATCGTCGGATACTGTAATATCATGTATTTTACTTTGCTTTACTTTTTTTACCTGTAATAAGTCACAAGACCATTTTAATACATCAGAAAACTGTAAATCTTTACCATTCTTTTCTGATAAAACTCCTTTAATCAATCCAAAAATATCATTCTTATGATCACATTGACAATCTCTAGTCCAACATTTCCAGTATCCTTTTTGAATAGAATATGAGAAAGCTCTTGGATTATCACTTCCATGATGAATAGGACATGTAGAATATAAGTTATCACCAATAACTTCATATTTCATGTCTAGTCTATCAAAAACTAACTGATAATTATTCTGTAGCTGAATCTTGATCTGATTCAAGTCCATCTCTTATCCTTTGAATATCATTATTGTCAACTAGACCGGTATCACCAACTGGTTGATTTTTAAATTCATTTCTAGTTCTTAATTCTATTAATTTAGAATGAGAACCTTGCATTACCATGTTTATATAATCACCATCATTTAGTCCACCGCCATGCCTAGTTACAACTGGAACTAATTTCCTGTTTCCAGCATTTGGACCATCTTCAGCCAATTCTTCTGGTGATTTTAACTTAAATATGGAAAAAGACGTACATAGCCATATCAATCTATCCGATCCGCTCACCGCATCAGTACTTTCTCTCGTTATACCATCTCTATTTAGCTGTACAAATGATAAGCATGGAATATCGAGCTTAACACATAAATTATGCAACGAAGTAATTTGAAATCCAAGAGCTTGATATTCTTGTACATTATTTGTGATAGATTCTGACGACATTAATTTTAAATAATCATATATAATTAAACAGTCGTTTGTCTTACCGGTTTCATCAGTTTTTACCTCTTGAACAACCCATCGCTTTATTAAATTTAGAATTTGCTCAAATGGCTTACCAGCGACACTAACATAATTATAAGATATATTTTCTAGCTTTTTACATGCCAATACTACCTTTTCATATTTTTCTTGATCATCTGTAAATTTACCAGTTGCAATTTCATTGATTGGAACACCGCTAATATTAGATAGTAGTCTATTTAGATGATCTTCTTTACTCATTTCTGTATCAAGCATTAATACTGGAATTTGTTTTGATGCAACGTTTAATGCTACATTATCAGCAAATACGCTCTTTCCAACCTTTGGTCTTGCTGCAACTAGATCAACGCACTTCCTTCTTAATCCGCCACCAATAGCTTCATCAAATTTATTAAATCCAGTTGGTATTCCAATGATATCACATTTGTTTTCTACTAGAAATTCTATATAGTTATTGATATCTGAACCAATCTTTGTTGGTCTTTCACCACCATCGTCTTCTCTTAAGAAATCTACTACTGGATTTTCAAGGATTCCAATAATATCATTAATTGATTCTGTACCATTTATGGTATCAATATCTTTATTTATCTTATTAGTTAGTTGCTTTATCTTGCGGGCAAACTCAAACTTCTTAATTTGTGCAGCAAAACTAAGTATATTATCTTTATTTACTGGAAAGTCAAATAGAGATTTAATATACTTTAATTCTTGTGGAGTATTAAGAACATCAATTACACTTAACTGTGTGGCGGCTGATAATAAAGATGTTATATCTACTTTTTGTTCATTTGATATAATACGTTCTATACATTTATATAGAATTTGATTATTCGTATTACCAAAAGTATCTGCACTAATAAGATCAGATATTACAATATAAGAATCTATTCCGTTCTGTACTAGAATAGATAGCACTGCTCTTTCAGCCCCAACGTCTAGCAACTTATCACTCATAATTATTTTCTTCCAATGCACTTATTGCAACGATGATATTCTCCATACACGAATCTTTGATCTAATTTAAATGACTTACCACATACATGACATTCTACTTCTGTCTTATTTTGTTGTGGTTTACGCCTTGGAGTTCTTTCATATTCTGGAGTAGTAATGTCCCTAAGTTCTCCAGTATCTTCCCACTCGTTTTTTCTAGCCCTCACTGGTTCTCTCCTTTTATGGTTTTGAATATTTGGTTTACTCTCTGTAATAAAACTTTGATTAATAGCTTTCTTTGTTTGCTCATTTACTTCTTTTGGCACTGACTGTATTGTTGGTGAATTTTCATTTAGAGCCTTTAGTAATGCCTTCTTTTGTTCTTCATTAAGTGTCTTAATAAAATCTTCCATACTCATGATCTTTTTCCTTTTTCTAATAGAATATCTGCTTTTCTCTTTATTTCATAAACTTTACCGTCTAATGCTTGTAATCTTGACTCAGCAACTAATCTCATTTGATCTACCTTTGCTGCATAAACATTGTCTTGTGCTATAATTTGCTTCTTTGATTCATGCTTAGTATACTTATCAAAAGAATCATTATGCTTTACGATCAACTTTTCTATTTGATCATTGCACCAATCTAGTGCAATTTTATTCCTATTTATATCATCTTGAATATAAGAAGCATAACTATATAAAATATACGCATTATCAAATAGCTCATCCTTTGTTAATTTTTTGAGCGTATCTAGCGGTAAGTCAGCCACTAATAAAAATTCTTCTCTAAAAGATGAGAACTTTGTATTGTGACTATTGATATAGTCGTCAATATCTTTTATATGTTGTTCCAGATTTTCTTTAGCGGTTGACAATTTGTTGTCTCCAATCTTCATTTGAGTCAGAATATTTTAATGTAACCATCTTAATTCCATTCAATCTACACCACTCTATTTTATCACAATCTTTGGCTTGTGCAAGTATAAAATCAGCCTTGCTTTTATGAAAGAAAGGACAGAATTCATAATGTTGTTGACCATGAACCTCAAATGCAGATTTTATTTGTGGTATATAAAAATCAAGATATAAAACGCCTTTTCTATGCAATGCAGTACTTCCGGGTAATTTTACCTCTTCAAGTATTCTATAGCTATGATATATTTCTTTTAATAGTTTTCTTGCTCTAAGATGATATTTTGATCTGGCACGTTTATCGTCGGCTTTGACATCATAACTTGACAAATTCCAAATATATTCTTTACCATTAATTCCTACTATTTTCATTCAATAAAGTTCCTTAATTTTTTGAAATACAAACTGTGCTATATCTTCATGGGTGGTAAGAAATTCGCACAGATTATTAGAACCTTGAAACTTTAATGCTCTTTCAATATCATCCACAGATGAAGCATTGTTTTCATTTAGATATTTGGCAATAACTGGATTTGAAGTATCGTCAACAGCACATTGTATTGTATACCAAGCACCACTAGCTTTTATTAATCTAAACTCACAGGCAATCTGTATTACCTCTTGTACTTCATCTATTCCTATTCCATATCTAATCCAACTTTCTGCTGTACTATTTGGTCTTCCTCCAGCGTTTGATGTTTTAATAGACCAATTAGCAATTTGTCCAACGTGTTCGCCAGTATCTTTTGGAACTTGCCATTTGCCACGATGTGTTATTACCATGTTTGTTCCAGCTTGATACTGTAACATATTTCCACAGTCTGCCATTTTAGATGGTGCGTATGGAGAACCGCCAGTATTAGCAATATTGTGTGTGATACATATTAACATGGTTTTATTTTTCATCAGTGTTCCACTAATGCGTTTGAAAAACATTGATAATAATCGTGGCAAAGCATTTCTTACTCCAGTTCTTACTTCTCCTTCTAATTCACACGCTGGAACCATATTAGATAAAGAGTCTGCTATTATCAAACAGCCGGGATCATTATTAATGTAATATTCTATAATATTGAGAAAATCTTCCGCTGTTAAAATACGATCATCTGTGGATTCAATAATAATAATATTGTCTGGATTTAATCCTTTTATGCCATCAAAATTTTGTTTAGATAATCTACCTTCAGTATTTACATAAATCACACGCTTACCCTTTAATTGGCACTTTGC